GATTTTTTTTCTTCTTCTTCTTCTTCTTCTTTTAATTCTTTATCTTTATCTTTATCTTTATCTTTAATCTTAATCTGGCGCGTTACATCAACATCATCTGCGTTACTCTGCGTTTCATTGCGTTTCTTATCTCTCCAATTGCGTAAACGATCTCGACTGTCGTCCTCTCGTTTCGGTTGGCGCTTCTCCCAGTTAGAAAACTTACCATCAACAATCATTTCTTTTTCAATCATTGCTGCCATGACCGCTTCTATCTGACTTTGTTTGAAACCAGAAAATACTGAATAGGTTTCCACATCAAACCCATTGATTGATCCGCGATCTTTATTCTGACTGGCATAGTCCATCAATGCCCACGCAATGGCAGCAACCACACCTGTCTTTACTTTTGCATTCATTGCGACCACTGACCACTTATGATCAGTGGGTGCGCCATGCCAGGATCTCCACCACTGAATACTGCTCATTATTTTTCCTCCAATTTTTCCTCTGGAATATCAGCGAACAAACTGGGTTGATAATCAAATTCAAATGTCAGCTTCGCTTCTTTGTCCATTGATCGAATGGTGTCGTAAATGTCATTGGCATACGATACATAAAATCTGCGGTAAGCCAGGTATTCATCCATAGTAGCCGGGAGATAATACCCGGCTACGTTTTTGTGTTCATCATCTGTGCCAGACATGGAACAAATCAGGTTTCCTTCTTTGCGCATTTCAGATATGCAATTTCTAATCTCTCTACTGCGTATCAGCTTGCCAGTATAGGCAAAATTAAGCGCTAATTTCAGGCGATCTGCGCTGATGGCATGATCTATGCCATAACACCCAGATAAAACGTCCCAAATGGCGCTTTTTACAGCTTCGTCACATCGTCTTTTAGTTCGCTGCATCTTCGGTTTCTCCTTTGATACCAAATGTATATTGGCAGATCACTTCACCATCCGGCACAAAAATAATATGACCGCTTCTTGTTTTGACAGGTCTGAACATGGACACTTTCCCGGAGGTCCAACCCTCCTGTTTGAATTGCTCAACTTTCTCAACCAGTTCGGCATAAAGTTTCAGTGCTTTGGTTTGATTTTCCAATATTGTTTCTGCCTGGGAAGCGGACATAATATGAATCTTCCCACTCTTTTTTGTCGCGCCCATGACGACACAAAAAATCTCAACCTCTTTATCGATCGGTAAAATTTGATCAGTCATTCGTCACACTCCAATTCCCAGTGCATACCAACGCCCTCGCAATGCGGACATGGTTCGTTTGTTTCGAACACCAATGCGCCCTCACATGATGGACAACTAACAGGTTCCCCGATCTCATTCCAGATCCACCCATCGCCTTCACATTCGATACATGGTTCTTTTCTTTCCAGCTTGCCGGACCCGTCGCAATAAGGGCAGGTGCGCCAGTATTCCAGCGCGCCCACAATACTTGACTCTCGCCAGTTCAATTCATCCGGATCACTCATTGCTGATCTCCATGCCAAACTCTTTGGCAAATTCAAGATCACTTGCGATGGATGCAATAGGTTCTGTGAACACATGAATATCTTCGACAGATAATAATTCTGGATCCATTGTAGATACAATTTTCTCGAATTGTTTTTTATCAACTGTTTCCTGAATAAGCATAGGCACATTCACTTTTGCCCACTTGACCGCTTTAGTCATTGTGTATTCATAGCGTTTCATTTCGCGGATGGATGTGCCAGGGAATGGTTTCTTATCCCCGGTTTCTCTGAATAACATCAGTGCTAATTGCTGGATCTCGATCGACAGTTCAGATATTGACTGCTCATTGATCGCCAGCCAGTTTTCTAATTGGCGATACTCGTCGGACTGCCTGACAACATCCAACATTTCTTTCATCTTTGCTCTGGTTTCATCAACAGCATCACGAATGATTGCATAGTTGTAGATAAGAGCCTTGCCCATCAAGTTCGTTTGTTTTTCTTCTGCCATTTCTCACTCTCCCTTCAATTCTTTTTGTGCTTCTTTTTCTGCATGTAATGAAATCGCCTTATTGACCAAAATCCGTTTGACACAATTCAGATCAATAGCATCAATCATGTCCGGCGATTCAATATCGATTACAAACTCCGCTTCTTCACCGCGCCAATCATGCCTGCTTTCTTTGCATATTACTTTCAATACAATCTCCAACATAGTGATCTCCCTATAATACGTTTGATTCGATATATCGAATTAATTCTTTAGCTGCCTGAATGCGATCATTCACCTGGACTTTTTCTTCCTGTGTCTTGGTTTCGTACTGTGTCAATGCCATGATCTCACCTTGCAGTTCTTCAACACTCATTTCACCATAGAGTTTATTCAACCGTTTGCTATTGAACGAAGCTGCGACCTCGTATTCCTTTGGCTTTACTTTCGTTACAGCTTCTTTGGCTGCTGCTTTTTTTACAGGTTCTTTTTTGGATGTGTCCGGAGGATCTTCAAACCCTAATAGACTGGATAATTGTTCGGTTGATTTCCCGGCGTGTTCAGCTTCACGCGCCTGTTCTCTTTCAGCTTCCTGTTCCAAAGCATCTTCAATCAGCTCACCATCAACAACAAGATCATCGTCAAATTCAGATGATTCGGCCATTGCCAGTAAAGAATCTTCGTCAAAGTATCCGTACTTGCTCAACCCTAACCGGATAACAGTTTTGATTGCCATCACATCAAAGTCAGTGTGCCATAAACTATCCGGATAGAATTGCTTTTTTACTTTGTCGTAGGTTTTACTGTATCTTTTGGCGTGTGCCAGGACTTCTTCTATGGTCATATAGAATGTCTGACGGAAACCATTCTTCAATTCAAACCCCATCCAATAACCAATTGGTTTCCAGCCATCTTTGCCATACGTGGTTGGGATACCGCGAACACGCTGGATCCCGGAGAAATCATCTTCTTCAATGGTCTGTCCATCATAGACAATTTTCTCATTGATGAAAGCATATTGCCCTGTCCGGTATGCCAATTGCTTTAGACCTTTATACCCGATGATAAATGTTGCGGTTGGGATCCCCTTGTTTTTGTAAGGGACAATATACGCATGTCCCAAAGATGGGTCGACAGATAATTTCAGGGTGGCTGCTCTTACACCAGACACCATGATTGACTGTGGAGTACACTCCATCAACCTGTCTGACTGACTGACCACCAGTAATACGCTGCCGATGAATCTTTTTGCCTGCTGCCCACTTCCCAGTGCTTCCGCAAATCTTTCAATCGCCTGTTCGCTACGCATAACGGCTTTCGTTTTGTCAAACTGAATCGCTAACTCATTCTTTACTTCCATTTCGTTCCCTTCCTTCGTCTGATTCTAAAAATCTTTTTTCCGCTTCTGCTACGGTCATATACTGTTCGACCCTGCGCCTGTGTTCTGCATCAATCAACAAATTGAAATCAACATTGCGCTCAACTTTCACACCCAGTAGATCCGCATTGTCAATCAAAGCATCCAACATTTCTCTGACAGACACATTGCTGGCCGCTGCCATTCCTTCTAGTCTTTTCTTTTGCAGACGGCCAACCCTTATAACATCCGATTTTCTTATATTACCCATGTGTTTACCTCCTTCCTGTCAAGATAGTACCATTGTAACATTATTGTAACCAATGTCAATAGGGAATTTATAACAAAAATCCCCACGCGTAGTTGGGGACTTTTGCACCTGGGGGAAGGGGTTTGCCCAGGTTCGGGAGGGTGAATATTATTTGCAACGAAATGAAAAGACATATTCATTTTAGCAAACAAAAATAAATTGTCAAGCAGTTCCGTTCTTGAAAAGAATTTTTACCTCGTTCAATGTTTTCATCAAAGCTGCGTCACTGATGCTGCATGCCTTGCATTCGTTCAGATCCAATGACACCTGCTTTCTCAATTCGAAGTTCTGCTCTAATGCCCTGATCAGGAGAATACCCGCTTCTGTTTTCAGACGGTCACTTGTTCTTGCCTTTTGGAGATCCGTTAATAATTCAGCCTGGATCAATTTATCTTTTTCTATTTGAGCCTGCAATAATTCAACATCTCTTTTTGAGTTAGCTTTTACCAGGTCAAGTTCCTGTTGCATTTCACAGAATCGTTCTTCAAAATCTTCGGTCATTTTCTCATATAAGATCTGCAACTTTTCAGACACGTCCGCTTTCACACCCAGTGCTTTGAGATCCAATTCTTTTTCTGCTCGTTTTTCTGCTGCTTTATCTGATTCAACTTTCGAGTTTGTTTCCCTTACAGTTTTGTGAGCCGTTACAGCAGCAGCAATCAGTGCCGTCAATGCTCCCACAAGGATTACTATTATGTTGTAGTCAAATCCTGTTCCCATATTTCGACCTCCCTAATAATCCACTTATGATAAATGTGAGATACAACAACGATGTGTTAAGTCGAACTACCAGGGGATCATACACAACATTCAAAACAATGAGTGCATAGATGAAAGCTCCGATGCCCATGTTCAACGCGAATGCAAATTTCAACCATTTCCAGGGTGTCTTACAGCGTATCGCATTTCTTAAATACAGCGACATGCCAATGATGGCTGCTATAAAATTTCCTATCGCTGCTGCTTCCATCGCGTTCACGCGATTTCACCTGGGTAAGTAAACTTTGGTAGTTTTGCCTGCTTGACCGCCATTGGTGTGGGAGAAATCTTATGTGTGGTTTGGTTTGATATGACTGACAAACCAAATACGTATAGGAAATAAACCGCTGATTTTTGACCGCAGGTGAAATCGTTGATGATTAGAATATTGGTACATCCCAGGACAAAGACCACCGCTGTGATCAGGAACATCAGGATCAGCATAAACAGCTTTTTATATTCCTCTGACTTGTTGGCAAACCAGACATTTAATGTTGGCACATACGTGAAGAACGCCGATGATGCAATTCCCAACATCATTACTAAAAATTCTGTGTTGAAACTAATTTCTGGAATCATTTTGTTTTCTCCTTATGCCTTACACTAACAGGGTTGCAGTCAAAAATGCGAACCCCAAATTCATACAATCAACCCTTCCGGTTGGAACCGACATTGCTTTGAGTACGAAGCACACCAAAGCTGCAACGATAAGTATCAATCTAATTCCCATTTTCTTTCTCCTTTTCTAGTGTAACTCGGGGTGGTGGTTCCAAAGTAATTTTACTTTTTCCTGGGTATCCAATTCAGGGATCTCTTGGACCACTTCCCATTTGTAATTCATAATGACATTATACACTTCTGGTAAATACAGTTGTGTGTGCCACCAAACCCAAAAATTCGCGCCGGACAATTCCATGGATTTTGCCTGGTCGAGAAACCCTTTGACTTGCGCAGGCGATGCAGCCCAGCCAGTTACCCTATATGCGCTGCCAGTCGGGACATACGGCAATTGTGGTGACATCATTCTAAACTCGTCGTAACTTGCCCGCAATTGATTCGCGCCACCACTGTCAGCAAAGTTTTGTTCCCAGTACACCTGGGGAATATCGAAATCACATTGTGATCTAAACTCTGCCCAGGGTAGTTCCGGATGAAGTCTAGGGAATCTATATGACGATAATCCAATTGGCATATCGGGAAGGAAGTACCGTAATTTTTTCATCAATGCAGCAGCTTCCGCAGGTGAATCTTTGATCTGTGCTTCCGCATCCAGAATATAACCAACCAGATCCGGATGTTTGTGCATCGCTTCAATCACGCGGTCCGCGCCCGCTGACCAGGTTGTTTTGTAAACCGCGCCCCACCCCCAGCTTTCAATGCCAACCGCTTTCATGGCTGCTATAAATGGTGTGAGATCCGGACCAATTTTCAACTCACCTAAATATCCATTATGGATGTGCCAGAACACATGGCCTACCCCGGCTTGTTTGGCTGCGTTTGCGATGGCCGTAGGATTACCGCCCATCGTTTGAGCAACCAACCAAATAAACCACCCCTTTCCTTTCGGTAATATTTTTCTACTCATTTTATCCTCCTAAAATACTTGCTGTAAGTGCGGCATCCGCGTCATTTCGCAGTCCGATTAATAAACTGATGTACGATGGTGGAAGTTGAAACCAGTTTGACGGTAATTCTTGAGTCCCTATGATGTTTCCAAATGGATCGAGGACGGGTTGCGGAGTTGGTAAGGTTGCCCAAAAGAAGGCGACTCCCTCTCTCCATGTTACAAGGCTCGAGTCGGTTAGTCTGTAATGTACCTCGACTCTTGCCTGTTCATAGTCAATAATCATTCTTGAAATTTCGACGTTATCGATACTGATTATTATTGCCATTTATTCTCCTATCCTACTTTTACCATCGAAAAATTAATACCGTTTGATAAATATTCAAGATTCAAAGCCGCTCCAGAATTTTGAAAAACGTTAACCTGAATATAATCACCAACATTCATCAACCAATGAGTCGCTATATGGACTTGCGGTGTCCCTGCTGATGTTGTTTGAAGATACGAAGTGCATATTGAAACGCCGTTTTTTATAATGGCTACTCCCCTTTGTCCGGTTGCGTTTGCCGCAAAACGGATACTTGCATTTATTGAGTAAATGCCATAAGCTCTTGCGGTTAGTTTTGAAGGGTCACCGGACGCCCAATGACTCGCAAGCCAAGACGGTTTTTCTTCCCAATAAATACTTTCAAAAGATACAGGCGACCACGCGTTGTTTGCCCAAGAAACCGCCGATGTTCTGTAAACATACGCTCCGATTCCTTTGGTTTGGGATAGGTGATTTGTGATTTGTTGTCCATCCCACCTTGCGGTATTCATTGCGACTCTCTTTTTTGCCCAAGAAGCGTCGTAGTCCTCAACTAACATCTGATCGTACCAACCTATCCCTGCTTTTTCTGTGAGCTGGACTATTTCACCGGCTCCATAACTAAGGATATGCTGATAGTTTTTCATAACACCGCCGTATGCAATTAAGTTGAGTACTCCGTTTCCGGTTGTACCGTCTCCCCCCGTCCCTTGAATCCGGCTATCAAAATCCGGTGAATTTTGGGATGAATGAAAATCTATAAATGGTGTTCCGGCTGCGCTACGTCCAACCTTTCCAATTTCAATTGAGCCATTACTATCTGTGGCTATTGATACTTGACCGTTGTGTGACGTACCAAAATCTCCTTGAGTTTTTGAATTGAGGATGCCTGTAAGATCTAAATCTCCATTGATCTCTGTGTCCTGTCCCAGGGTATTCAATGCTGGATTGACATTCAATCCCTGATTAGATCGATTGATCAATCTCAATTGCTGTTCTAATCGCAATACCTTTTCTTCAAGTAGTCGCAGTTTAGCATCATCACTCATAATACTTTACTCCTGACTGCCTGCAATGCTTTTTCTGGTGTATCGGTTTCTTCTCCCATAAGCAGGATTATATTCCCCTGTCCATACCTGTGAGCAGCAGCAGCCTGTTTTAATTGATCTTCCGATGCCGATTCCTTATTGTGCCAATATTCTCCCTGAACAAATACAGCAACCGGATTTGGGTTGTAAACAACAAAGTCAATCACCTGGCTTCCTCTGACACCTGTCATTCCCAATGGAACCTGAAAAGAATAATCTATTCCCAGTTTATCTAATGCCAATGCCACATAATATTCGTTGTATGAATCCGGCATCTGCCCATGAACCAGATCCAATGGTAGCTTTTCTTCTTTGATCTTTGCAGGTCTAGGTGTTGCCATTAGTCAGCCTCGAATACTGATAGTTGACCAATCGCCACCATTTGATCATTGCTATCTTTCACCCACTCAACAGGTCTGACACTTTCCGGCTCGATGAAAACATACTTGCCGTTGTACATAGAGTGTGGATGTTCCATGTACAGTGGAGCTGGTGTAGTTTCACTGCTTGACCAGGCTTCCAATTGCGCCTGTAATGCAGTAGCGGACAGGGTTGATTTCTCTCCTTGCAGGTCAAACAGATTGTCGTCAACCTTGTATGTCAATGTCCATGATTTTTTGATTGGTAATCTGGTCACTGGTTTGATAGTGACCGCTTTTATTCTTGGTGTTTTCAAGGGATCGGAAGTGTATAGAGTAAGTCTTATTTTTATTTTTTTTCCTGTGACTTCATGGCCGGAAAACATAACCTCCTGTGATGGTGATTGTGTAATGGGTGTCGATAAACTTTTCCATGTATCGCTGTCGCTGTCCAGTTTATAAGACACAGTTACGTATTGACCAGAGGACAGCCCCTCACTGTAAATAATAACGCTGCTGAAATATTTTTTGATCTCTTTGAAGTTACCAGAAACCCACGCATTATCCACTGTGCCACTTGGTGTATATTGGTAATCGCTTTGTTTTTTTGGATCAATCGCAACAGGCAACCAAATAAGACCGTTCTCCAATGATACCCATAATCTGTCGCACTTGTCGCCATCTATGACCTGCGCATGTAGAGAATAAATCCTTGCACCTGACGATGATCTATAAATCTCATGCCAGCCTAAATCGTTATAAACCAACACAGAAGAATAACCTGTTGGGTGATCGATCGCTGCATACATTCTGCCAGGATAGGCTAGTAAATGAGAGATATAACCACTTCTTTCGTTTGGCAATCCTTGATCTCTATTTGGACCAATGTCATCCAATCGCCCTTCATAATATCTTTCCAGTCCGTTCAGCATAGACAGGTAAAGATAAACTCCGCGCTGCAAAGATGATCTACCATTGTTGTCGTCTGCTACTGCTGCAAATTCAGCCAGTGGAACTTGATCATAAATACCATTGTTGATTGATCCAAATCCATCTTCTTTCAACACAAATGGTATCCTGGGTGTCCCATAGGCAACAATATTTGTAATCCGATACATCTTGTTTCCACAAGTAATGTCTGTGCCAAATGAAAGTATATTTGCTGCGTCTGCCCATGCCGCGACATCAGAACTTGATACGGTTGCTGCGGTTGCCAATGCTCGCCATATTTTTCTTACACCTTTTTCGTCCTGAATTAATTCAATATAAGTGGCTTTCGCTGTTTCAGTCCAATATTTTGGGGTCCACACCTGGGATGAATTATAAAAAGTCATGCGCTTGATGGCTACATCTTCTCCCTGCGCAAAAAATACCATATCATCTACAACTAAAACATCTGATAGTTTGGTGGTAAGTCCATGCCCAGTTATTTCTGTCCATGTACCTGTCCCATAGATCGCATATTCTGTACTGGTTGTATGCACAATATTCCAGGCTTTGTCAACTATCACATATCCGGATGCACCTGTCACAACGCTGACAATTTTCCTCCATCTAATTCTCTCCGTTGATCCGGGACCGCTGACAATCTTTACGATCGCGCCAATCGCTTCCTGCCCAACATTTTTTGCATGGATAATTGTTTGATCTGCTGTGTTGTCTGCTGCATATCCATGATAACCCTCTCTATATAGTTTTGGCGCTGCACCACTTGCGGGACATGCAACCGCAAAATCAGTGTTTCTTAATTTATAAAAAAATGTTTCACCGGGTTCGTCATTATATGTTCCCAATTCAAAAGCCAGGCTGTAAGTGCTGTCCGCAGGCAATTCGAAATCACCTGCATACCCAGACCATTGAACAGGCTCGTTTGCTTCGTCCGGATAAAAGTACATATCCCAATAAGTACCAGTCCATTTCAAAGTCCAAAAATACCCTTGTATATGTCGGTATTCTAATTGACTACCTGCCAGATTGTTGATACCCCATTGGAATGGAAATTCATCACCTAATGTGATTTCCCCATCAAAATAAGGGTCATAATATTTTTTGCTCATTGCCGCTAAAACATAATAACTGCCACTGACAAAGGTATATTCAAAATCAAAAATATACTCCTGTAATGCAGCACTTTCGACAATATTGAAATCTTCTGTCACGTGGTCAGAAACCCCTACTCCTGTCGGGACTCCTTTTATTGATTCGACAAACCATTCAGCATAACAATAATCATGCCCAGGCAGGTTTGCAAGATCGTTGTATTTGAAAATGGAAATTCTGATACTATCAGTACCGGCCAACCAGAGTTTTATTTGAGAAATACTGCCATTACTGGGAGCTTGAAAACGCGTTGCAACGGTTTGAGATTCAATATGATTATCGGATTTTGAACCATGTGGAGCTGGATCAATGTGAAGATGATATTGATTCGACATTCTTGTTGTGAATGGATGAAGAAATCCCATTTGGCTATTCTGTGTGTTCGATAAATAAGTTGTGCTGGAAGCGAGTACATTGCTTGTGTTGGGTTTTGGACCCAAAATAACATCGCCACTCATGGCATCAATGGCATTGCTATCCGCATACCTGGTTTTGTCCTTTTCAAAATCTTCCTGCGCCCTGCCACCTGACCAATCCTTTTGCGTGATCGGGGTGTATGGTAATTCCATATCAGAATAATCCGGATCTCCCTGGGAGAATTGCATGGCTCGACTTGGCATCTTCCCTTGTGGCATCGCCGTCGGATCTGGATCTCCGCGTCCATTACATAAAATCAATCCCAGCTTTGTTGCGCCTTGTGCCAGACTCAAATGATGGGTTATTCTCTGATCGGTTGGTAGTGTTCTAATAGTGTCTGCCATATCATAACCTCGACAATACAGGATCCCTGTTCAATAGGATGCTTTGGTGTGTGGCTCTCGTTCTTGCTAATTCAGCGCCATAAATATCAACCATATTTTTGTTGATCTTCTCGTCGTCGCCTGCTCGTAGGTTTCGCCAGATAGCAGCAAAGTATGTAGCAGCAACCACCAGGTAATCACGATCAACAGTTTCGTTGATCTCATCATCGTAATAAACAAGTGCTGGATGTTTGGATGCGTAATGTATTCTCAAATAATCTTCTGATGGAGCGCTGTCCATAAAAATAAGGACCCCATATTCTTCACGCCACTTCAAATGTTTTTTGAACCCATCGGTTTCATTTCCATATTCAACCCTGCGAAGATCACGAACACCATCCGGCAGCGTGTACTCTAGCTGATCTTCCACAACGGTAATTGATTCGTCCAGCAACATAACTTTCCCGATCTCATTCTCCAATGCCCGGTTGACTGAATTTTTCAATATGTCGATCGGGAACCGTTTGGTTGTCGCCGTATAATACTTCCCGGTTGTTGCGGCCGGCATGGTAGGAATAGTAAATGTGTTGGTTGCTAATGCCCAATCAGTGATGCGTGCGACCTGCGGTGTGGCGAAATCAATAAAGATTACACCGCCATTGAAATAATCGTCCGGCTCACTTAAGTTTGTATCAATCAGGGTTGTGGTTGTCCCTCCGGTTGCCAATCCTTCTCTCACATCAGATAGGTTCCTGGCCACTTCTCTCATAACATCTAATAAAATCATTTAGTCCTCCGCATTGATGATCATGTGTCCTTCAAGCACATCCAGTGTACTTGTGGTGAATTGAACCTCAACTCTGTATTGAACACCAGAAGTAAGGTTGTAGATGCCTGGCAATGAGATCACATTTCCTACGGCAGAAGGGGAACCAACCAGACATGTACTGGAAACATCTGTCAGCACACGATCTATAAAGCTGTAAATTATGACCGCAATATTGGTGGGAGAGCTTCCCCATAATGACATATCCCACGTATAGTAAACTGTTTCGTCCTTGCCCTGTCTTACGATTTTGATTAGTCTTTTGTCCATGTGAAGTCGTTCCTCCTGCTTTCTAATTCTATTCTATCTTCTCTGCGTTTTAATTCAATATGGAAACTGTCCCTGGGTTTCAAAACAAAATGCCTTTCCCTTTCATGTTCAAAAGATAAATCGAAATCACGCAAGGGAAGATCCCCAATGACAACATATATGTTTATGAATAGTCTTGCTAAATCGATTGTGGGAACTCCGGCATATAAATCCTGCGACAACAGCGCGTGGATCTGTCCTATGATCGATTTCTCAATGGTCGGGATCGTGCTTATATCCTGCCCGATCAGGTTATGTATCTGTCCAATCGTTGACTGGTCAAGAGTTGGGACACCCGCCGTAATATCTCTGGCAACCAATGCAACCACTTCAACCAGGATCGCTTTGTCCAGCGTGGGGATCCCTGAATATAAATCACTGGACACCAACGCATGAATCTGTCCAATGATCGCCTGGTCAATTGTGGGTATTGTGCTTATATCACTGGCAACCAGGTTATGTATCTGTCCGACAACTGCTTTGTCGATCGTGGGAATACCGGATGTAATATCACTGGCCACCAAATTATGGATAACACCAATAATAGATTTATCGATGGTTGGAGATCCCGAGAATATATCCCGGCTGATCAGATTATGGATCTGCCCAATGGTCGCATGGTCAATGGTTGGAGATCCGGATAATAAATCTTTGGCTGTCAGGTTGTCGGTTCCAGCAGCAGACTCCGATAGTGTTGCCTTATCAATCGTGGGTGCTGCTGTGAATATATCTATGGCCACAAGCACATGGGTCTGTCCGATGATCGCTCGATCGACAGTGGGAATAGTGCTTATGTCTTTGGCAACCAACACATGAGTTTGACCAATGGTTGCCTTATCCAGCGTGGGAATACCAGATGTAATATCTCTGGCTGTCAACGCGTGAACCTGGCTGATTGTTGCCTTGTCCAGTGTAGGTGGATTGGTTGTTATATCTTTAGCAGTAAGTGCATGAACCTGCCCTATGACTGCTTTGTCGATGGTTGGAATGCCTGACGTTATATCTTTGGCGGTAAGTGTGTCCTCTCCGGATGCTTCTGCCAATGTGGCTTTGTCGATCGTGGGAGCAGCAGTAAATATGTCCGCTGCAATAAGTGCATGGATCTGGCCAATAACCGCTTTGTCAACAGTAGGGATGGTACTTATATCTTTAGCTGTCAGTACGTGAGTCTGCCCGATCGTCGCTTTGTCGATCGTTGGCACGCCAACAGTAATGTCTTTGGCTACCAGTGCATCTGGTGCTGCGCCAAAACTTAATGTATTCGCGAACTCAACCCAGGGATTATAAGCAGCGGTATCGGTATTGTTTTCACCCAGGTCAGTTGTTGAATTATCACCAATACTCAAACCACCACCATGACTCTGGTTGGTTGCTGGATCTCCACCCTGCCCGATCTCGATAATAATTCGGTCGCCAGCAGCAATCGTAACCGCCGTAGTGGTTACTGAATACTGTCTGTTCACCAGACTTGTTGTTAATTCAGTTGCATCCCGCAATACGCCGGAAATAATATTCTGAAATGTGGAACCATTCCATGTACGCACACTGATGGCAGTGTACATGTTGTTTCCAGTACCGCTTTCAATTCCCCGGATCTGGAATTTTAGTGTTTGTGCGGCAATTGTTTGTGCTGCTAATGGCTCGCTGACATACTGCCTGTACAGAATATCTTTATTAGTAGCATCAGCATCCGAAAAAGAAACGGTCGTCATGGTGGACGAGATTCGTGTTGTGACGGCATTCAGACGTGCAACAATAGATGTATCTTCCCACGCACTGTTATACGCGGGCGACACACTGGGCGTACCACTGTATGGCAAATAGAATCTAGTAGCCATAAGGTTTATAGGACGGTTTTCACCGTCCTATCTATTAGGTTGTTGGATCTGGTATCTCTATATCCCAGGTTGTCAATGTGAAAACGTTTCCGTTTGTGACTGCTTGTGTGGCATTCAATGCTTGCTTCGCCAATATCTTACTGGCAGAATCGTCCGTCAATACTTTCCATGCAGCCGTTCCGGTCGCCGTCACCGTACCATCTGTAATGGCTGTGACTGGTAATTTCCTACCAGAAACATCGCCATTGGCAATTGTGCCTGTTGCAGGCGCAGCTTTCACACCCAGTTTATAAGTTGCACTGGCTTCCGCAAAAGTCATTGGTTCCTGTGAACAGATATAAAGATTTTCTACATTCGTTTTGATGTAATTCAGAGCAGCATCAAGTGCGTCATCATGAATCATCCCTGCCATAGATCACTCTCCAATTCTTTTACATTCGCGGTCGTAGAATGAATTTTCCAATTGTGAAATCGCGGTCCAATCGATATTTGTTCCCATGATCATCAACGATCACGATGTTGGGAATGTCTTTCATTTTGATCACAACTTCTTTTGGCTCAATTGTTAGACCTTCTACAACTTCTTTTTCCAGTTTTGGTTCCGGTATTTTGGCAACTGGTTTTTTGGTACCTGTTTTTTTAGTAGTCATAATTAAATGCCACCCTCCTTATTGGGGAGGGTGGCTCCTTATTAACTAAAATTTGTTGTGTCGTCCTGCGGGGACAGGTCCAACAGCCACAGCACCGAAATCGGGGGTAGTACCGCCCAGGGTCAAATGAGCGCGTCTATAACGTGCATCTGATTGTCCTGTCATAAAATACTCACCGACAACAGTGATGGATGGGAATACAAGAAAATCACGCCAGGTTGAATTGTCGTCACTTTCCTGAATTTTTACTGCCAGGGTTGGGGTGGTTCCACCCGCTTCCGGCACATGCACCTGGTAGGTTTGTGAAACCATGTCTGGACCCATATCCACGCCAGTCAAACTGGTTTCGGAAGCGGCCAAGTCAGTTGCATCAGAGCGTAAAAGTAGATTTGCATCAAACATTTTCAATCCTCCTTATGCAGCGACAATACCATGCAGTTGGTAAAGACTGCGCGGATGTGTTACGGCTAAACCGATCACCCAGTCAATGACAGTGCGATAGGTCACGCGATCTTCGAGCAATCCGGCATCATCAACTTCTAATCCGTATTCCTGCCATCCGGTCAAAAATTCCTGACCGACAGTAACGCCGTAAATAGAAGTACATGCTCCACCTGTGAGAG